ATACTTATCCTGCTGCCGACCGCACAAGTTGGCTCGGAACTATGATAGCACAAGCACAGACCGGGCCCGGCTTGGGTGAATCCAACGCTGGATACATGAGTACAGGCATCACCTGTGATGCATCACTTCGTGGCTCCAATGCAATGCTTTCTGTGAGTGGATCAATAGAACAGGATCCAAGACGAAGGCATAAATGGGAATTTTGGGTAAGTACTGTTGGGGCGGACGAGACTGCGCCGCCCACCGATGCGAATGGTAAAAAGTGGAGTAAGATTGTCACGACCTCGCCTGAAAACAGTATCCAATGGGGGGTTGATAGATTCCACGACTTCTCCATAGACATTCCTATGATCGACATTCCAATGAGTGGACCAATATACCTAAACTCCAGAGTTGTAACAGAAGCGGATCTGTTCGACGACCACGGCGACATACATTTCCAAAATCAATGCTGGGGTCGAACCTACACTTGGTATGGTGGTGGAGTTGGTGGTGGAGTTGGTGGTGGAAGTGTTGTCCAAGGTACCCTCGCCCTCCAGACGTTCACGCAGTCCAAGGATGTCAAGACCGGTCTTGCTAAACCACTGTACGAGTGCACCGACCTCTCCGAGGGCAACGGTGAGGGACTTATTGACTTGGTAGTAGATTTCAGGGGTTTGCTTGGGGTTCCTTCGGATGCTACCCATGTTCTTCTGTCTGCATATATGCAAGCGGCGGTCGGCGCGGCTCAACACTTACTCTACAATCCGGGACAAGAATACGATTCAGGGAAAGCATTTGTATTAGCAGGTATTTCTGAAACCTTGGCTGTGCCCTCCGACCATGATACCGCCTCAGACAGCAACCAGTCGATAGTTGAATTAGATTCGAATGGGTATGGGTTTATCAGAACGAAATATGATCAGTCCACTGCCCCGTACGCGGCGACCAGAGTATCTTGCGACGGCTACATCCTCGGTCAACCTCTTGGTGTAGCAGAGGCTACTCAGACTGTTCTTCTGGACAGACCCATCGATATGTATGATGGTGTTGCACTGAATCAGCCTAACTGGTCATTGATGCAAAACAATTCCGGCACATTGACCGCATTCCCGTTCTTAGCCCAAGAGGGTGTACAAGCCTTACAGGTAAGTCGTAGCACATGGGGGGACGCAATCCCTGCTGATGCTACTGCATTGATAATCAAATCTATGATGCATATTGATAGTAATGGTAGTCAGGGTGCAAACTACTCGGTTACTTATTATGATAGTAACACTAATGATCAAACAAAATCATGGCTTCTTCATCAACAATCGGTCGATTCCAGTTTCGAGGATTTGTCGTCATCAAACGAATCTACCGTTCCTCTAAGTGGTGATCAAGTTACGCTAACTTTGCACAGAAACGAAAACGCAACAGCGACCGGTATACGAAAATTTGGTGCAATGATTGTTGGCTACATGCGCCCTGCCCGCGTGGCTGGGGGGAGTAGCACGTTTATTACTGGAAGATCGACTTCTTCCCTAAGTATCGAACATGAGTCAGGCTCGTCGATATATGGCGCCCGGAAGCATCATTTCTTCTCTGTTAGAGAACAGGGGCCCCGAGTGATTGGCACTTACAATCCATCCGGCAGCGGGGCCTGGTATGCCGGTGATAGCCCCAACACCGCCGAGGCATATGGGGATGATTGGTCTGATTCTGCGTTGAGTCTAACAATGGGACTCACCATACTATATGGAGCCAGATTCAAGATTTTTGATTTACAACCCAGCAGCAATGCTTACACAGACTATAGCGATCATCTGACTTGGCCTTCTTTACTTGATAATCTAGGTGGGGGTGGTAGTGGAGTCTTGGCTTCTCTCCCATATGAGTTTCATTTCAACGAAATCATTGATTCGGCTGGCAAATATATTGTTATTGTCTGCGATTCGTACCGGCACGAGTTGAATGATCCGCCCATAACAACCACAGAATTCAACTGGACCGCAACAAAGACTTCATAAGAGGAAAACTATAAGTGAGCAAAACAACAAGTCTAACCAATGGTCTGTACATCGAAGAACTCGATGTCTCCATCACTGTTGACATGGCATCTTTCAACCGACTCACCGGCGGAAAGGGTATGTCTCAGGCGGTGAATCTAGAACTATACAAAAGTACTGCCGACGTTAGTAGTTGGAACCGAAAAATATCACAACCCGGACGACGATCACAATCCCAGACATTCATCTATCCTGTCATAGATCCACGAACCGAATACGCAATCGTTGGAGCAGCAGGTGGATGTGGTGATTTCCTTCTAGACGAAAAGGTCACTCAGTATGATTCTAAGACAGGTAAGATCATGGAAGGATACGTCTGTACATGGGTCACAGCAGGTTCAACCTATGGAGCAGGAGACACCGGATCGCAATCATCAGATAGTGTCGTTGTTGACTACTCAAACCTAGTCTATGGTGCAAGTTTTCCACTCCTCGGTATCCACATGGTTGGTCCTACCAACCCAGCAGATGAAGCCGGACCAACCGGACCCATTGGTGGATATGGAATATCTAATGACTGGCCACCCATCGTCGGTCAATCCTCTGGTGCGCAATGGGACATTGCACCTCTTGCTCATCAGGCAACCGGAGGACACTCTGGACCATATCCTCAGTATCTCCTGACATCAACTCACGCAAACAACCTAGCCGCAGTCTACAAAGAAAATCTCCACGGAGCCTCAGCCGGAGTCAATTATGGTACCACACCAGCAGGACCAGTTCCTTTCTCTGATGGTGGAACAGAGGCAGCACCAGCAGCAGGAGCAGATACGTCTGCAAGTATGCTAGTGACTATGGACGAAATCATTGCGAACCACAGAATCTTTGGTGCGGGAGATGCTGGTTACATCGCTACCACCACCATCACAGATTACTATGGAGCAGGATGGACTCTGGATGCAGCGACAGGTGGTTCGGGTAGTGGAACAAATACCAGTGAATTCTCAGAAGTACTTGGTAGACTCCTTGTACACGAATCTGGTCGTGGGATCTCTGTGCAGTACATCGTCGATCTTGCAGCCGGAGCATCATATGACTCGGTGAACAAACTCAACACAATCGACATCACACCCTACAGTTGATAAGGAACTATAATGGCGGTACCCGCATCTAGACAGGCACTCAAAGAATACTCACTCCGGCAACTGGGCGCTCCAGTCATCGAAGTGAATGTTGATGATATCCAAATAGAAGATGCTGTCGATGACGCACTACAGTTTTTCGCAGAGTACCATTTCGATGGTGTCCAGAAAACCTTCTTGAAGCATGTTATCACCGCAGACAATGTAACCAACGAATATATTGACATGGACGCAATCGACAGTAGGATAGTCAGCATTGTTCGGATGTTCGAAATCCAAACCCACTCGATGAATATGTTCGATGTCTCGTATCAACTAGCACTCAATGACTTCTTCGGTACATTCACTCCGGGGTCGATGACCAACTACACGATCACCAAGCAAAATCTTGCTATGATCAGTCAAATCCTAGACCCCGCAAAGAATTTCCGGTTCAGTCGAGTCACCAACAAACTCTACATTGATATGGACTGGGAAAACGATGTCGAAGTAGGAAACTATATTGTCATCGAGGCATACACTGCTCTCGATCCCCAGACATATCCCGAGATATACAGCGACCGGCTTCTCAAGAAATACGTCACTGCTCTTATCAAGAAGCAGTGGGGAATGAACCTCATCAAGTTTGAGGGAGTCCAACTTCCCGGTGGAGTCGCATTCAATGGCTCCCGAATCTTAGACGAAGCGAAGGAAGAAATAGACAAGATCGAAGAACAAGTAGGGGATCTGTACGAACTACCCCCAGACTTTATGGTAGGTTGATCAATGGCTACAAATTCATACTTCAGACCTAGCAAGGTAGACCAAAGGCTTATTGAAGATCTAGTCGTGGAGTCTATCAAGATTCACGGACACGACTTCGTGTACATGCCACGCACCATCGTCAAACTCGACGAGTTGTTTGGTGAAGATGTACAATCTAAATTTGACGATGGACTCAACATCGAGATGTACATCGAGTCGGTAGACGGCTTCGAGGGTGAGGGTGATTTCATCTCTAAGTTTGGTCTTGAAATTCGTGATAGCGTTTCTCTGTCTGTATCAAAGAAACGATTTGGCGAAGTAGCGGCACAGATCGACTCGCCCGCGATCACGCGCCCGCGCGAGGGAGACTTGCTCTACTTCCCCCTGACCAACGGCATCTTTGAGATCAAGCATGTTGAGCATGAAAATCCCTTCTATCAGTCGGGCAAGAACTACGCCTACAAAATCTCATGCGAACTTTTCCAGTACAGTCAAGAAGAGTTCGACACAGGCTTCACAGTCATCGACAAGATCGATGCAGACTTGCGAGACTACGCATTCAACGTCATCCTGTCATCAGGCTCAGGTAACTTCCTTGTTGGTGAGAANNTCTTCCAAGGAGGATCCTTCTCTACGCACACTTTCAGTGCCGAAGTGATCAACTGGACCCTATCCTCCAAGACTCTGCAAATCGCGGGTGCAAGTGGTTCTCTGGACGCTACAGGAGGTCTGACGGGACAAGACTCTGCTGTCTACTACTCAATCGGTAGTACGGGTGACTCCGGTGTTACCACCGACATCCCAACGACTCCATACACAGACAACCGTGACATTCAGATCGAGGCTGATGATGTCTTCGACTTCACGGATGTAGATCCTTGGTCGGAGGGTGGATACTAAAAATGTTCGAAACATTCTACAACAAGTCGATTCGGTATCTCACTGTTGCATTCGGTTCCCTGTTCAACAACATCTATGTCCAACGTCTAGATGGCGCCGGAAACGAGACAGAACGAATCCGGGTTCCTCTTGGGTATGGACCTAAGCAGAAGTACATTCGTCGTTATGCACTAGACATTGATTCAGGAACTGAAATGGCGGACACTCAAGTCACGCTTCCTAGAATCTCGTTTGAGATGACCGGTGCAGCCTATGATCCTACTCGAAAGAGAAATACTCTTCAAAAACGCCATATTGTGGGTGCGGGTAATGATACCACCTATAACAACTATGTCGAAGTACCCTACGACTTCTCGTTCTCTCTGTCTGTCCTCACCAAATTTATGGAAGATGGATTGCAGATCACCGAACAGATACTTCCGTACTTCACGCCAGAATTCAATATAACAATCAACGTCAACGATGTGAATCAGAAGATCGACATCCCCATCGTCCTCGACAGTTACTCTATTACAGAGGACTATGAAGGTGATTTCGATGCACGAAGGCTCATCTCGTTTGATATGGAATTCACTGCGAAATCCTATGTGTTTGGTCCCACAAAGAGCAGCGACATCATTCGAACTGTCAGCACCACGTTCTACGATCATGCAGACGGATTCACATTCAACAACCGAGTTGTTGGAATCAGCGGACCTTCCCACGAACTATCAAGAATCAATGTGGGTGTTACTGGTCCATCTGGTGCAAGTTCTGGTGTGGACAACTTCACCGCATTCACCGTAGAGACTCTTGTTCTTGGTGCATCTGGAGGACTTACTATATGAAAGATAATGGTAACGTAGACAAGAACTTATCAGAGGTGTTCGACGTAGAACCTGTAGTCGAAAACATTGAAGTCATCGAAGGAAAGATTGAATTGGCTAAAGATTCTGAAAATCGAATTTCAAAAATCAACGCAAACTCAGATTATGATTTGGTTCGCCAAAACCTGAAGGACATCATCGACCAAGGCAAAATTGCCATCGAAGGAATTCTCGACGTAGCAGGTGAGGGTGACTCCCCGCGTGCGTATGAGGTAGTCTCCCAACTTCTCAAGAGTACTTCGGAGGCGAACAAAGACCTTCTCGATCTACATAAGAAGAAGAAGGAATTAGAGAAAGAAGACAGTGGTCCGAAGAACCAGACCACCAACAACAACCTGTTTGTAGGATCTACAAAGGATCTTCAGAAGATGATAGGGCGAATACTAAAAGATGACGAAGAGAATAACCAACGAGAACTACCTCGGAAATCCTAATCTCAAGTGTGTTGGGGTCGAGCAGGAATTTACTGAAGAGCAGGTCGAAGAGTACGTCAAGTGTTCCAACGATCCCCTGTATTTCATCAATAATTACGTCAAGATTGTGACACTTGACGAAGGTTTACAGCAATTCAAACCTTGGGATTTTCAAGAAGATCTACTTCGGACAATCCACGACAATCGATTTGTAATATGCAAATTCCCAAGACAAACAGGCAAATCAACCTGCGTGATCTCATACTTGCTGCATTATGTCCTATTCACCCCTGACGTTCGAGTAGGCATTCTAGCGAACAAGCAGGCAACGGCAAGGGAACTCCTACACCGACTCAAACTTGCATACGAAAACCTCCCGATGTGGCTCCAGCAGGGAGTCGAAGAGTGGAACAAGAGTACCATCGAACTTGAAAATGGATCGAAGATCATTGCATCTGCTACGTCATCTAGTGCAGTCCGTGGTGGATCATTCAATATGATTTTCCTTGATGAATTTGCCTATGTCCCGCACGGTGTCGCGGAGGAATTCTTCAGTTC